CATTACTTTATTTGTTCTTTGCTACTAATACTACAAATCGTTTTGATTCTTTAGGATCATTTGAAGGATCTGCCCAAATTACATCATCTGGAATATTTGTTCCATTGTATTCAATTGGATTACCGTCATTGTCTGTCATAATTGTACCGTTATCAACTACCCGCACAATAATTCCATCATTCTTACCTAAAGTTACAATTTTATTCCATAATTTTCTACCACCAACATATTGTAGATTATCTGAAATGATTACGTACCCAGCTTTAACTAAAGCCGAATATAGAAAATACCCCTGGCCTCCTCGCGCAACTAACGGATTTACTTGAACACCATCAACTTGCATTGCAGAATTCGAGTCAAAATTAGTAGTATATGAAATATCAAGCGTTGGCTTAAATTCAACTGTTCCTGTGATGTATAATCCTAATTTATTATCTTCTTTACGATTTCCTATATATCCAACTACCGCCATTGTCTTATCTTTTCTCAGTAATACCCAAAACATCTGATTTTGGATTTGTTTTTTATCTATTATATTAAATAAATCTTTAATAGTAGTTTCTGAATAGAACATCAAAGTTGAACTAGAAATAATTGGCATTTCTTTATTTAAAAAATCAGGCGGTGCCTCTAATAAATCTTGTACTGACATCTTTTCTTTCTTTTTACTAAGAAATTCTTTTGCTCTCATTTTTTATTCCTTAAATTTGGTTCGCTCGTCGTACTTTACTGGCCAATAAAGCAATTTGAAAGGTCGCTAAACCTCTGTGTTGTTACGGATTCTAAAGGAGTTTCACCTACTAACCTTCGGGCCCAATGCCCGATGTGCATCTTACACCATCACCGCTTATCACACTTGCGAATTCATTGCTGCGCTCAAAGCGCAATTTAATTTGGCAGGGCATGAACGGATCAAACGTTCCTAACTGGTTTCAAAGACCAGTGTCCTCATCAGATGACTAATGCCCTATTGTTTATTAATACAGCATGTTGATATTAAATCAGCATGTAACTATTTGGTCCCCCAAGAGAGATTTGAACTCTCACACCTTTCGGCACATGGGCCTAAACCATGCGTGTCTGCCGTTCCACCATCGGGGTAATTGTAATAATGTCCTCAGTCAGTCTGCTTAGATTTGAACTGAGCGAGCGGTTTATAATCCGCTCTACACCTTAGCAGGGTGCTGTTGTTGCCGCATGACTCGCTCTCTATAACTTTTACTGCGCTAAATGGAGTGGGCGGTCAGATTCAAACTGACGTGTCTTTCGAAAGGATTTTGCAGATCCCCACCTTCGGTCTCTCGGTCACACCCACATTGTACTGTACTACTAAACTGGCGCCCCCACGGGATACTGCCTCCCGACCTATTGATCGACAATCAACCGTGCATCTATTAACACCTTGAGGGCATATTCTTTATTACTAAAATTCTTAACACCCTCTTATAGAAGATGTATTATTAAATACGCTCCTTAGCCAGCTTGAACAACCAATGCTAGTTTGCTCAGAGCACATTTAATAATTTGCTTACACCTACTATTTACAAGATTTGGTAGAGGAACTATAACTACTAATTCTTATAGTGGTGGGTGCCGTGGGTAACGATCCCACATGGCATTAGAGCACAAGATTTACAGTCTTGCCCGCCTCCTTAACGGTCTATGCACCCATATTAGAGAAAAGATATTTGTTATACCGCGTCTCGTCGCGCCGGTTGTTACTATTGCTCTGGAATTAGGTAAGAGAATCAAACTCTTTTGGGGGAGGTTGCAGCTCCCTGCCTGGTCATCCGGCCCTCCTAATATATAGACATTTTACGTATGGTACTGCATAGCGGGATCGAACCGCTTCCTCGAGAGTGAAGTTCTCGCGACCTAACCAGTAGTCGAATGCAGCATTGTTTAATTTGTATTAGATGATATCAGTGTTGTTGAACTCTACTAATATCTCCCTTTATCACACTTGCGAATTCTGTTTATCTTGATAAATTTGAACACCATTCTCCTGGTATTTCTTTATTAAATTATTTTCTATAAATGATAATCTTGCTAATAACTCAACACGATTTCTATTCCTACATTCAAGAACTCTAATGTCAAATCTTTTTAATTCGTTCTTGCTTTGCGCGTGATGCCAATTTCACTATACCACATAATTCAATAATACTCTAAGCTGGCTCGGGTGGCCTCGAACCACCATATTACGCTTTCGCCTTTACGTCTGATTAACAGTCAGGTCTCTTACCATTAGAGTACAAGCCAGCTTAGAATACTACATGATGTCTTTCTATCAGTCATCAAGCTTCTTTGTGTTAATCTAACTTGCAAACCCTATTTGGAGCGGGTAGTCGGAATCAAACCGACTTACGACACGTTAATGTCTGCAACGTTTATCTTGACCCTAAAAATTTATACCAACAAAAAGTTGATATGCCCAAATTAAAAGCTGTAGTTACCGAACAGTTAGTGAAAATCATACTATTTCACTTCTTCCACAACAGGGACTATAAGCTCCTGTCCATTAGAATCAAATATCCCAGTTTCTAACCAGCAGAAACCTTTCCTATTTAACTTCTTTTGATATAACCCATAAGGCAGCCGATATAAGTCGGCTTCATGATTTAGGGCGCCATTTATATCTGCATCATGGATTGAACCACATGATTTACATATAAACTCCTTTCCCTTCCTGTTGGATTTCTGTGTCCATCCACAATCACTGCACCTCTGACTTCTATATGTCGCACTTTGCTCGATTAATGGGACTCCCATATCTTCACATCGCGACATAATTTGTGCATTGATTGCTGTATAAGTCCAATGACCTATATTTCTACTACTTCTACTACTTTTACGCATTTGATGCAACTTTTCTAATCTAAACTCTTTGACATTGCTTAGATCTAATTGGTTGATACTCCAATTGATGTAATTGGTTCTATGTAACTGGCATCTCTTGAATGCTTTACTGCCCTTCTTCTTTCTTGTCATAACCTTTATGATAGAATTTAAATCATGGCCATGTATATCAGTTGTTGTGGCTTGCCCATCACTCAACGACAAACATGTTACTAGCCCTTGATCAGCACCAATTATTTTAGTACCACTGGATTTTTGCCTATCTACTTGCCAACGGCTCTTGACCGTATCACTACCTATTTGCCAACTAGTAATTAGTTCATACCCGGTATTTTTGAACTTATTGCTATGACGTGTCATCTTAACTGGTAGATATATACTTCCATATTTCTTACCTAGACATTTTAATTTAAGAAAGCCATCAAACTCGTTATCTGTTGATATGTATTGACAGCAATTACTATCTAAATTTGCGTAACTGGCATTTCTTGTTTTAGTTGGTTGCGTCAATGGATTACTATCTATCTTTGATTGTAATTTCTTTATGCCTGAGATATCGCCTTCTTTCATCTTTTTCTTTAGGACATATAGTTGTTTTTGTCTTTTACTGGTTTGTGATTTAATTATAGCAAGTGCTTCACCAGATGCTAATTTCAGTGCTCTTGCTGATAAATCAGTTGTGTAAGGAATAGAGGTAGTTGAAATAAAAGTAGGAGTATCAAATTTATTATTTTGAATATCTAAGAATCTATCTTTAGTCCATTGAATTTTGTTGTGCCACAAGTAATTTACATAAAACCAAATTGCTTTGTTATAATCGGTTAAGAACCGATCAAGGTTATGTTGTTTGCCTTGGTTAGCGTATTTTGTGGTATGTGTGGATGATTTAGTTATCAAACTCATTTCTTTATTTCTTCTAAAATCTTCTCTACGTGTGCTCTATGTCTACGCATACCATAAATTCTAGCAGCCATCGAAGTTATAACCGACACAAAATCGTGCATTAAGTCGGTTTGTTCTTCAATAGCCTGATTAATAACCACCACTTCGCAACCGCGCAAAGCCAATAATTTGCTAATATAATTAAAACCAAATCGAGTCAATCTATCTTTATCAGATACCACTATACGAGTAATAGAAGTATCAATCAATATCTTGTTCAATTGAGGTCTATCATCGTTAAGTCCGGAAGCAACTTCTTTGTATATTTTATGTATTTCCCATCCCTTAGCAGCACAAAAAGAAGTAACAAAATCGATCTGTCTATCTAAGTCGTCTTTTTGTTTTGGAGTAGAAACTCTGCCATAAATAACAGTCGTATCGGTCTTTTCAATAATAGGATGAATTACATCATCGACTGGTATCATAATTGCACCAGAAGTTAATCTGTAAGCAGTCGGCAATTGCTTGCGTATATATAATTGATAAGCGCCAGTATATGAATATCCGTTTTCTTTAGCCCATTTTGATAGTTTAATTGCTTTCATATAATTATTTATGTAAATCATAAGAAAACATATGATTATGTACTAATTTGAGCTTCGTTGAATGATATTACATTACACCTTTGTCTTATCTTTGCATTGATATTTGGTATTCCGAGTACCAATATACGTGGGTTTCACGTCAGTCCCAGTCGCACGGTATTCGGCTTCGAACCCTATCCCCATGCTATGACCTATCTTTACAGATACTATTTTTTAAATACACTTAATTTAAGCCTGTTGGAATCGAACCAACGCCACCTTGTCCTAAACTACTAGTCACATACTCTATACATCCTACAGAATGTTAGTTGCTAATTGACGTTCACCCAAGGTATATGCAAACCATGACACTAAAGCCTAAATTAAATACACTTAAAATATTACAACTAACAACTCATTTATGGTTCGGTCAACTATGCCTAATCTGTTGGACAGCCCCTCCGTCGGGTTCCATATATCCTGGTACCGTGAATTGTTATGTGTAATACTTCAAACTTTATTAAAAACACAGGCTTAAGATTCTACTCTTAATTTATACTTGCTTATCCGCTTACGTGCTAGAGTTATCTCACGACAAGTCAAGCACGTAAGTTTCAGTCAAAATTTGGTCTCGGCTCCAACATTCGCGGAATAAGTGCATAGCTTTTACACTTAACTGTTAGCGTTAAAACTAACCTGCCGAAATTTAATTTGATATTAACGGAATCTAACCGTTCCTTATGTTTGCGATTTCACCAAAGAGTCGTTTGATTACTACGGCAAACTTGCACTTTTTTGTGCTTCTATCAAAACTTTGTGTGCTCACTGCATGGCTACCAATGAGCAGGAATCGAACCTGTTTTTCTGTTACGCCCTATTACTAAAATTCTTAACACCCTCTTATAGAAGATGTATTATTAAAGTATCTCAGTTAGCTCCGCTAATCTTACTGGGAGCACCGGTAGAAACACCTTAACAATAACCGATTTTGACTTGTGGTTTGTATTCCCCACGTTTATTCCTCGGTCTCCGTTATTCTTTATTATACTGAGTGTGATATTTTTCGTTTTCTCAGTTGCTAACACGATGTACTGTGCCATTGATGTTATGTGTGATGTATTACGTAACTTCCGTATTGCTAACATCATTTACTACAAATACTATTATACAGCATTTATTCACTTTGTCAAGTCTTTTTTCAACTATTTCCTAACTACTTGTCTTAAAACGCGAAACCCTGGAAACTTATTCAGTTAGTCCAGGGTTCTTTTAAATCTTATTATGTGCATTATTACTGCATCATATTTTTATAGTCCCCTTGGACGTTTGTAACTCTACTTCTTTTCTACCTACATTTGCTTTAATATTACTGCGATAATTACAATCTTTTGACTCTACCGGTGTTGTGTTTGCATCATGAGAGAAAATAGACCACATCGGCGCACACGCAAAGAGCCCGTTTAACGAAGCCTGTTGTAGTTGTACAGATTGTAATGTGGTATGTGTCATTATGTTTCTCTTTTATTTCCTAAAATTATATAAACAATTATGTTGTTACTATATTATGTATATGTTTCGTCTTATTAATTTAATAATAAGTGCTGTTTATATTTATGCTACTTGTTTAAAGTATAAATGTATTTAGTCTACTTGTCAAGTGTTTTTAATTTATTCACAAACTTATTTAACCAATTGATGTAGAAGATTAAAACCACATATAATTTTAAGCAGTAGTATTAATATGTGTGCCAATCCTAGACTCGTCGTGCTTTGCTTTAGCAATACGTTCAACGTCTGTTTTTTGTTGTACTCTTGTTGTATCAACTACCTGTTGTGATACATGTGATTTTTGTTCAGTGGTTGGCGGAGGAATAGGTGTTGCCGTTGTACCACCAGTTACTATTGAATTTTGTAGTATATTACTCATGTCGTTGTCCTTAATTAACCGCTAACTTACTTACCCTTCGTCGTAGGTACTGTTACTTTTCCACGTCCAACCGACCCACTGTTAAATGATGGCATAGTATCTCCTTAAATTGTCTTGATAAAATAGTCAAACATAGCATTAGACACCGCCATAATATTAGTCATCGCTTGTGCTAATTGCTGAGCTTGTGTTACTTTTACAGCTTCATTTGTTAAATTTACACCGTATGCCTTATTTATTGCAATTTGTTGCTGTGTTGTTGCTACATCGGCCGATTGTTTAGCTGCACTTGCATTCTGTGCTTCTGTAGTAACTCTTTCTAATACAGCAGCTATTGCAGCAGAAACATCGATCGCCGATAAACTTCCAGAAGAGACATTATTAGCTGTCATTGAATGATAATTACTATTGCTATCAAATACAGTTGTTCCCATTTGACTGTTTACTTTTTGCATAGCAGACTGCATTACCTCTTTGGCAGACGATATAAGTTGAGGTAATTGTGTTACAACTTGCCCTTCTCCTTGTAACTTTCCTTGCAAAGTTGATATCTGTTGCATTATTTGAGATTTTGCTGTTGGATCTGTTACACTTAATGCTTGTACCTGTAATTGCATATATTGAGATTGATCTGTTTTCATCTGTTGATCAGTTTCTCCTATAATTGCACTTACACTACCTTGCCAATTTTTAAAATCGCTACTTAGTTTTTGACCTGCGTCATTTACTTGCGTTAAATTCGAAGGCGAACTTCCTAATTGGAAATTAGTCACAGAAGTAAAAAAGTTTTGCCAATCAGCAGATACTTGCGAATTAGTAGTTAAATTCTGCACCCTTGATGCAGTATCTAAAACTGTGTTCGTTGCTTGTTGATCTACTAACGAGTTATTATATGCCCTTTCTGCCATTAGGTCTGAACTTGACGATAACGTCACCTCTACTCCGCCACCTAAAGAAAGAGGAATAGCCGTAGAGTTTACGTTCACCGAATGATATCCTGGTGTACTTGCATTTGCTATATTATTTTGAGCCGTGGAGATAGCCACCTGTGCTGCATTTAATCCAGTAGCTCCAATACTTAATACGTTTACTGACATAGTATTTTATTGAGGGAATTTATTAGATTCCCTCAATCTTCATTACTTGATTAGATTTATAACATTTTGCGATATAGAATTTGTGATTCCAAGCATTTGTGTTGTTATCTGTGCTTGAGTTTGGAGTTTTGTTAACTCTGAACTTAACTCTGGAATGTTAGCATCTTGCAATGTACTTAACTCAGCTGTAATATTAGACCTTGTGGCGGCAGTGGTTTCTGCCTGACCTTTCAAACCAGTTAACTGTGTTGCCATAGTTGATTGGTTAGTTGATACGGTTGCAACAGCGGCAGTAATTGCCGTCATTGCTGCTTGAGCTTTTGCGGCCGTAGTTAAATCAACAGTGGCCGAATCAACTGCCAATGTTGTACTATCGCTTGCTGCTGCTGATAGTACAGTAGTATCTCCCGAGTTAATACCGGTCTGTAATGTGATACTTGTTGCGCCGGTACCAACTAAGTTGGAGCCAAACATACCACCTGCTTTTGCATTTGTATCTAATTGAGCCTGAAGAGCCGTAAATTGAGCACCCAATGCCGCACGTTGTGAAGCATTTAATAAGTTACTTGATGCTTGTGTTGCCAAGTCACTCATTTGTGCTAAAACGGTTTGTTGTGCTGTTAATGCGGTTGTTGCTGTATTTAATAACGCAGTACCCGCAGATAAGTTCTTAAGAACTGCACCATAACTAGATTGTTGTGCTCCTAGTTGTGATGCAATAGCAGCATCTGCTCCACTGAGATGCATCTTATTAGATGATATCTCTTGTGAAATTAGAGTGATTTGATCTGCGTTATTATTGAGTTGCTGAGCTACAAAAAGTGATGCCAAATTAGTTGCTACTGAGAGTCCCATTTTAATTCTCCTTAAATATAACATGCTTATTACAGCATCGCCTTTAGGAGAGAGTCAAGGCTAACTTTACTACTTGTATTTATTCTTGCATAATGCAAAAATAAAACATACTTACATATTATATAACGTCATAATTTCATTAAACTTTAGGGTTATTTTAACCAATTTACTATTATTTTTCTAAAATAGTTAAAAACCCAATCTCGTCATTGACATCATATACATGCGATGTATCTATTAATGCAACTGAAATTTTCTGAGAGATACGTAAAAATCCAAAGTACAAAATATCAGCCTCTATGCCTTGAATTCTCGGATTTAAATCTATTACAATATGTTCAACTATTATCTTAGCTTTTTCTAAAGATTCAAGTCTAGCTTGCTTAGTTGACGATGTATCTTTGTACGCCTGTAAATACATTCGTATGGATGCGAATATCTTCTTATTTAACTGTGCAGGTGTATCTGTTTGAGCTTGTATCTGTTTGTAGGGATTCATTTTGTTTTCTTTCTATATAGTACAACATTAAATAATACAATAACATAGCGCGATTATAAGATGCAAGTACTTCTCAACCGGTTATGTTACAATTATACGGTACTATATTATTCACTACAAATTTACAGTTTTTAATATTTAAGCATTTAGCACATCTAGACCAACCACCAGGTTTAAATACCCTAATCGTATTACGACCAGAATCTTTTGCTGCATATAATGCTTCGTCAACACTTTCTATCATAGCTGTACATGTTTCGGTTGACTCGTTTGATACAATTCCTGCACTTATTGTGCATTTGATTCCGTCAACAGTTAACTCTTCTATGCATGATTTAATTCTACTCGTAATTTCACATGCTCCTTCTAGAGTTGTATCTGGTAATATAATTAAGAACTCTTCGCCGCCGTAACGTCCAAATATATCAATATCCCTAATACATTCTGTTACTTTATTTGCAATTGCAATAAGAACCAAATCACCCGCTGGGTGTCCATAAGTATCATTGATAATCTTAAAGTGATCTATATCAAAAGATATCACAGTAAATATGCTATTTGTACGTAACGATCTCCTAAATTCTTCCTTTAAATGATTTTTTAAGGAACGTCTATTTGCTATTTTAGTTAGATGATCAGTTGATGCTATTTCTTCTAATTCAGCAACCGCTAACGATAAATCATGTGTTCGTTCTGCAACTCGATGCTCTAACTGTGCTGCACTAGCAAGCAACTTGTTATTGGTTATTCTTAATTTCAATACCATAACAATGGTTGCAATTATAACTGTTGTTTCTACTATAATAGCAGTAAAGCCTGCTATCATCAAATCTGGATGTAAATTCCATAATTGAAAAATACTATTTCTATATAAATACATAGTAAATAACGGAAATAAGGTACCAACAGCCAACCAGATACCAACAGGTAGATACCACCAAGGTATACTTATTGTTGGAAATAAAGAATTATAAAACTCTTCTGCCGTAAGCTTATTAGTATCTAACATATATTAAGTATTTACTCTTTTAAAAAACAATAAATATAATATTAAAACATTAATGTAAGAGAGATCAATGCCAAAACTACCAAAAACTAACCCTAACTTCAATATAGACGATGTCAACATACAAAACGCTTTATTTCCTATTAAAAATGCATTAAAAAAGAAACTAGTATTGAAAAGCAAATATAATGCAGCTATCAATGAAATCATTGCATCTGCTGCCAAAAATGACGATCCTATTAAGTTTTTAAACACACAACTTAAACTACTTGACCCTACAGCTAAAGTATGGAATGCAACTAAGCCAGTTAAACCTGGGGAATTTTACGGACTACCTACCCCTAACATACCATTATCTCCTGCTGCATTAAAACATGTACCTAACCCTGATAATATAGCTAAAGCAGATGCACTTACTAAGAAAATTAAAGCCTACGAAGACGAAATAGAAAGGTTAAAAAAAGCACAGGCAGGCGCACTACTAGCAGCAGAAAAAGCTAAATCACAAAAAGAATTATTATCTTCTAATATAGACGAGAAACTATTAAAATACTTTACTTACATTGAGCAAAACTGTAGTCAATTCTTAACATCTGTCGCTGCATCAGGGAAATTTTTATTTCGAGGGCAAGCCGACGCTTTATTGCCGGTATTTGTTGCTAATCCTAGACCCGACCGCAAGCCTAAAGATTCTAACCCCGCAGCACAAGAATTATTCGATAACTATCTTACTATTATGGGGTTTAAAGCTTTACGTTCTAATAGTATCTTTACAACTTCGAACTACGGTCAAGCATTGCAGTATGGTATCGTATATGCCATATTTCCTAAGAATGGGTTTGACTTCAGTTGGTCAACTGAACATGACGACTTAATTATCAAACATGTATCTGATATTGAACCAGAAGACTCTAATGCTAGTACATTATACTATAATGTTACAGATACAGCCTTATTAGATTTTACATCAATTGGCGAATTTTTAATAAATAATTGTAACATAGACGAAAGTGATCCAAAATTTAAAGTAGAACACAACAAACTAGCTAAATCCCCCATTGTAAAAACGTTGATTAAAGAAATTCATAACTGGGGTACAACGATACCCGAAGACAATACATACGCTGTTATAGCAAATCAATTGTTAAAGATCGTTTCGACATATGAAACTGCCCTAACATCACATCCAATACTTAAAAAGTGTTTAACGGCTACCGATTACAAATACTTAAATAAACTTATTGTAAAAGTAAAAAAACAGCTAACTAGTATCCAAGATGACACTCTGCTAAGATCTAATGCTCCCAAAGTAATTAAAAATTATGGATATACGAATAAAGATATGACATCGGCATTAAAATCTACACACGAAATATGTGTAAAAGGTGAATATGTAGCTGTTGACTACAATAGATACCAAAACGAACTTAAACAATACTTTTTAACATCTATACCTAAAGTATCTAAAAAACCAGCTGGGAAACCTGCACCTAATGCTTCGAAGCCATCTTCGAAGAAAAAAATGTAACTTAATTTGATTTAATTTGGTTTATTATTTGTTGCGCTTTAGCTGTTAGAGGTTTACTTAAGAACTTAGACAATTTGTTAGCGGCGGCGCGGATAGATGCCTTAAATACATCGTCCGGTGCATCATCTAATATAGCTTCGTCAAGACGTAGATCTGGAGGGGTATTATTCCATATATAAGCAAATTGTCCCCCAAACATTAATTTGTAAAAATCTAAGTTCTGTATTGAATTATCATATGCATCGTCAAAATACTCAGGAGTTACTGGACGTTTATCCCAGGGGTCAGTGGCATTCTTTTCTCTATCTTGAACACGATCAAATGCAACATTATAATCTGCATGTACAAATATCATAAATGTATCATACCCTGAATTCTTTAACTCTTTATTTAAAGCCATCAATTTATCAGAATCTCTACCTGTTGTGTTAATTAATAACCCAAGCATATTTTTCTGCAATAAAGATTGACGCACTAATGTTTTCTTTAAACTATAGTCGTATTCTTTATTGATTTCTTCTTCACTTCTCGCTTGTATTAAATCATTGATTTGGTGTTTTGCTTTCTTTAAAAAGAATAATGTTCTGTCAATATCTTGTAATTTAAATCCAGCATAACTTAACCCCAGATCAGTAATAACTCTGTTTTTTCCTGCACCCGGCGGGCCTGCCATAAAAATAGCCTTAAAGATATTGGGGTCTTTAATACCCTCAGCTAATGATTGTGTTAAGTCATTTATTTTCATACTTTTAATCTTTTACAAAGTAAATGTTTCTATCTAAGAACGGTAATACTATATCTTCTTGTCTTAAGTAACCGTATTTATTAATGGAATTAGCTATAGAATCATGAAACATATTCTTCTCTATTAAGTCATATAACGTAGTAGTAGCATGGTCCATCGGAGGTATATCCGACTTATACACCGCTAAATGTATCCAAGGATCATTTTGCGATTTAAACATATATGCCTCTCTACAATCAAACCCATTTACCGCTAACATATATATTAGGTTACATATATTATGATTAATATAACACCCACTATGAACACGATTCACAAACCGATTATATTGATGATTGGATGTTTGCGGAACAATTAATACTAGCATACCATTAACATTCATTTGTTCATTCCAAACCTTTAATGTTTGTAACGGATTTAGTGCATATTGAAATGAATCATGACTCCACATTAAATCTACTTTATTAGGCAGAATCTTTTCTTCAAAGTTTCCCTTGATAGGTATTACATTCTTTGGTAAATCTTTATCTAACTTACTGATATCTTTATCAACAGCATAACATGTATAATTATGCGGTGTAGGGGGATCGTCTCTTGTTTCTGACGTAGCCCACCAATTAATATCTAATCCTGCACCACACCCCATATCTGCAACCGTAGAAATACTATCCATAAAACTATCGTATATAGATATTAATTCTAGTACACGCCAAGAATGGTCGTGACTATCGTAGATAGAATTAAATGTAGTCATAACAATACGTTACCATAATATTTTTCTTGTATCACTTAAACCGTCGTTCTCTGGTACCCGTACCTGAGTCAGATGCTGTACTTGTTTTAGATGCGCTCGGTGGTTTTATCTTAATTGACTTACCTCCCGCAATCTTCGACTTCAATTCTTCTGCCTTAGCATCAATCTTTGCTTGCTTTGCGATTATTTTTTCTTGTTTTGCTGCTGCATTAGCACCAAATGTTGTAGGTATTACTTCTATTTGGGGATATGGTAATCTGACATCAGATATACTAGTAATGTATGCTGTGCCTGCGTGTAATCTCAACGAACTCGCTTTTAAATCGTCTGCTTCTTTAAAATATACAGTGGAAATTGGCTCTGTTGCTACATTAATATATAACACGCCTTCGTCTTTCTTTTTACTCATGTAATAATTGAAACTAGCTTTTGCATAGTTTTGCATTGCTTCTCCAATATCGCCTGTTCTAATAGCTGTTATGATGGAGTCAACATCGGAGTTTTTTCTACCACCAAATATCATCGTTATAACTTTCTCTACCATATCTAAATATTTTTTCTTATCTTTGGTGCCTGATAATTGTTCGTAATACGTTACGGCTGTATTTAAGCTTAGGCCGCTTTTGGGTAGTTCTACAGATGCAAGTGGGTTAGTCGTAACAAAGTTATTTAAATCGCGTGCGGCTTTTTCAAATCCATCTGATGGTCTTACTTCTTGATCGGTAAACCGTCCTGCTCCGCCATCAGTTGTTTTGACTTCGATTGGTCTCCCACTAATAGACAGATCGCCTTTACCTTCTTGCTTATGTATACTTTTACTCATTACACTTAGGCCAAATTCACCCTTGCCTTGCCCTAATGCGGCTACATGCATTAGCTCATTGACTAGCTCTTTTATTAGGGGATTTGAGTTATAACTAGTTATAATTGCATCAAACGAGTTTTTGCCAACAGATAGAAGTTTTTTAAAGTCAACTAACTTATCACTTCTCCATAGTTTAAACAGTTCATCGCGCTGTTCGGATGTTTGTGGGATACTAAGAATAAACCGAGCTAGATCTTTTTGTGCAGCATTAACTGTTGGGTCATTAATACTTTTTAATTCTCCATTAATTATCCCCATACGTCCGCCTGCATTTACATGTTTTAGTAAATCTTCAATTTCTTTAAGAGCTTGAATAGTAACATCATCTTCTGGTAAATCTTTAATTTTTGAAGCAATAGCGACCTTAAATGCATATAATTGATCTTGATCAATTGCAGCTTCGTCTACTTGAATAGACTCAAGCATGTTGATGATACTACGGAAATCGACAGGATTCATGTTCTTATTACCTTTACCTATTTAATAATATATTTATCCTCGACAACTTATTTCTACGATAATTCAAAGTCTTCCATTCCCGCTGTTCGGAGTTTAATCAAGTGCCCTAGCATATAATTCTTAGATTCTAAACCTTTAATAATACCTAAATACCTATTCCTAAGTAGTGCTACTTCATTCATAAGTACCTCGTAGTCAATAACACTTGGTTCTCCTTCTACATATTTTTCAGCATCTCTAGATGTGAGAGTCCTATTATATCCCTCTAAATATTTTTGAAAATATTCTCGGCGTAATTTTCTAAGTTGTAGTTCCATATATCGTAGAACTCCCTCAATTTCCTGTAATTGAGAAAATCTAATTTCTGTAATGCCAGGCAATGCCGCAACGCTTTTTTCAACGTTGCCATAAATAACAACATCTCCGCGTGCATTAGCTAACTCATTCTCATAGTAAGCAATCATATTTGGAAGGTTACTTAGGTCAGACGTAACTTCACTATACCATGTCATAATATTTTATGTAACTCCCTAATACGCCTAATATTAAATACAGCTATTAAATCAGCATAGGACGTTGATTCAGATATCACATATCTAAATTTTTGTCCTGCTGGATCGTTCATTTTAAAAAACTGTTGTAATTCTTCCACAGAAGTTATTCTAATTTGACTTTGCCCTGGTGCATCTGAATTATATACCATAATCTTATGCCCTTGTTGTAATAGTCGTACCCAAATTCTTAATCCTTCTTCACTAAGAAATTTATCCGACATAATACAAATATTATCATTCCCTGGGTTTATTTTTTTTCTATCTTTTAAAACTGCGTCATATAAATCAGACGCAAAAGGCGCCTTACCTTTATTATACTTACCTATTAAATTAACAATAACAGTTTGGCCTTTTTTTGACAACTCTATTCCAAGCAATATTTGTTTATCTACTTCGTACCAATAATACACACTATTGGTTAGTTCAATTTTACGTAGGTTATTTCCTAAATCTTCGATTTTATGTCCAAGTCTTTTAGTAAACGAAATTACGTCTCGTATATTATTTTCTACAGTCCTAGAATAATCTGAGGGAGGAGTCCCTTCTGGCATCTCAAACAGCCACGAATCTTCAAACTCTCCCCTAGTATCAAACGTATCGGTCATTCGTCGTCGTACTCTTCCAATTCTTCTTCATCCTCAATAGCACCCGCATATTCTTTGAATGCTTTTGTTAGTGCTGAATCAACAGCTCCTAATTCTTTGAGTTCTTGATCGTTTAATAAATCAACCATTGAACTCATTAAATTATCTGCAGCTTCTTGACGATCTTTTACTGGTATGTACTGCTTTAGAATCGAATATGCCTCAATTAATGTATCGTTGTCTATCATAATAATGCTCCTTATAATATTAATCTTCTTCTGGTACTACAATGTCGTCATCTATAGTCGGGACATACTTTTCAACAACTTTTTTATGAAATTCGCTCATAACTAAATCAAATATCCCATTGGTATTTTTATTCCATTCTTTACGGAAGTATTTATGCACCTCTCCATTGAGATCAATATAAGAGTATCTATTACCTTCTTTTGTAATTAACTTTTTCTTTTCAAGTAAGTCAAATAATCCACTGTATTTACTCATACCAGTATCATATGGTATATGCACTTGAATATCCTCAAAAGGTTTACTGTAACGGGTTTTCATTATTTTGCAGCCAGAACGAATACCATTAACTTCTGTTGTTTTGTTACCTTCTTCGTCTTCTTTAAGTTTCATTTTCTTCATAGCAATTACAATAGACGAAGCATAAACGAATCCTTGTCCTCCACTTATGATTGGATCTGGATTATATGGATCCATACTTCCATAAGTATGATTAGTGGCCACTAACCCCACGTTGTAGTTACCAAACATATTAACACAGTTACGTACTAAAGATGTAAGTGCTTTTGGTTTACGTCCCAAATCCCCTTTCATTTCGCCTGCTTCAAACTGAGCTACATCAGTTGGTGTAAGTAACATACCCAACGAATCTATTACAAATAAAATCTTTGGGCGCTGGTCTTCTGCCATTGCTTTATACTCTTTCATGAATTCGGATATAGTTTTTGCTACATCGTCAATCATACATAAACTTAATTTTAGCAGTTTATCTTCGCTGGTATCTACCCCTAACGCTTGCATCCAGCTTTCATCTAAGGCATTTTCTGAATCGATACATATTACAAATATGCCCTGATCTTGTGCATTCTTAATAATATTACCAGAACAGAAATAAGATTTTCCACTATTATGGCTTGAGATACCATCACCCCAATACCTATGATTAGGATGAAGAATTTCAAAATCATAACATTCTTCTTGATCATGTGTATGTAAATCCAAAACTAGTTGTGGGCCTGATATTGTTAATATTTCATCTCCTATATTTAATTCAGATGCTAATACCCATCCTCCTTTAGCAAGTTGAACTAAGTGTCGTTCTGCACAAATAGTACGATGATCGGCTGTTTGCACTTGCACAAGTGGCATTTTTCCCTTATTAAACCATACTCCTATAGGTTGATATCCATCAGGAGTATCCAACTCAATATTAAATTTTCCAGAATGATACATCTCATTTAGTTCTGCCACAGTAACAACTTTTTCTTTATACATATTTATTCTCCTATTTGTTTTACAATACCGTCTACTATTGAAGTTGGGTCTATTCTAAAGTCATATTCCCATACTATTATTACGCGATTAACTAATGCAGACATTAATATTTCTTCAATTCTTACGCTATCGCTTTTCCACTTCTGCTCAGAAGCATAACCCATTACATTGAATGTTGCTTCGAATATGGCAGGGTTTCTATGAAAAAAATCTCCGTAGAATTCAACCACTGTCTTAGAGTCCTTATGGTAAAAATCAACTCTATAATTATCGATGTTATACTCATAATTCTTAGACTGATAATAAGTCGTTCCTGTTAACTGTTCGTCTAGCCTCACAAATAACTCTTGTGAAATTTTAGACCAAGTCTGATTAGTTTTACTTTTCATCTTTTTACAGAATTCTAAATAACCAATAGTTGCTTCCTCTAAGGAATCTCCACGGGCCATTCTTCCAATAATACTCGGCGACTTTCTTAAATTAATATCTGCTTTTTCTTCTGTAGACTTACTATCTAACGTTTTCTGCCAACGATTAATTCTATCAGTATATAGTCGTCTACCCTCGACTTCTCCATATTTAGTAACATAAAAAACAATCCCATTAGTAGATTGAATGTCCTTTACTTTTTCTGCTGCCTCTATTTCGTTTAACCCTTTATTAATCCAAAACGCAGATGATCTACACGAGTACATACTGGTACCCTTTACCTTCTCTACCGAAATAGCATTTCTTTCTTGTTGGACCCTTTTAACTTCTATTAATGCCGCATCAGGCGTATATCCCTTAGATATCCAATAACTTAACTTATTTAGAAAGTGTGCAGTTTTACTAGCACTTTGCTGTTGATAAATATCCATGCACTTATCTTTGCCATATCGTAACAATTGAGTATACTTATTAGTGCCGGATATTCCTCGTAGTCGCCGTAATCTACCAACATAATTAGTCAAATCATATAATACAAATTTCGCAATAGTAGGGTGCATATCCTCTAGTTGTTTGCAAGTATAGATTGCAAACAACTTATTTAACCGAGTAATATGTTGCGCTGTTAGTATTTTTTCAGACAAGAAATTTTTAACCCATTTTCTATTTAAAAACCTGGTAGCCTGTTTATTTAACATTTAATCTCTCCATTATACCTTATTTATCTTTTTGCTGGAGAAACTGGTTAAATACATTATTCCTTTACCTTAAATCTAATCTTTACTTTTGCTGTTGCTGGGAGGCAGCCAGACTCCCCCGCAAAGCAAGTTACTTTTCCTAACGGAACTCCTTTGTTGAAATCTGAACTTATTAGATAATTTAAAGCATAATTTCCTGTACTAATCCAATCTGTTGGATCGTTGAAGCCAACGCCAAGTCCTTCTATCGATTTACTAATCGATTTTCTAAATTTTGATATGTCAAATGGTTTTGTCATTTTTAGTTTTCCTTATAATATAACTCTGTCTAAGGTAGGCTCATACGTATAGAACAATGCGCCCTCATTAGAGTATTACTGGATAGTTTTACCTACCCAGTAACTCAAGACGCTTTATGCTGTTGGTTGCTTTTGGCGATTACGTATTAATGCGAGTATATCTTCGGCCCTAGAACCCGAAGCTGCAACAGCAGGTGCTGGATTATTTGCAACTGGCTCTTTGTAACCTACATCTTCAACATCATCTACTACTGGAGGTGTAACAGGTTTCGCTGCTACAGGAGCAGGTTTTGTTACTGTAGTTGATTTTACTACCACTGTCTCAGATGCGTCATCGTTATTAGATTGGAAACCTGCAGGTTTAAAGAACTTACTCCAACGATCTGCGTCGTATGCTTGTCCATCAACAGATGCATCAAACATTTCCTTCATAATAACTAACTCTTCTGCCGTTGGCATTTTTGGTAAAAAGTCCTTCAAATTAAACAGGCCATACTTTTCAATTGCCTCTGCCTCGTCTGCATTCAATGCAGATTCTTTACGTGCCCATTTACTAGTACTATAGTCGGCGTATCCACCTTTACTAGTCTTAACTACAGTAAAATCTAACCCACTTTGATAATCTGTTGGTAGATTTTCTAAATCTGGATCCATTAAAGCAGATTTAACTAAGTTAAAAATTTGTGGACTGATAATGAAACGACGAATTGGATTTTCTGGAACTTTATCTTCTTTCATTGGATTTTCACGTACAAAACCTTGGAATAAGAACGACTTCTTGCTCCAATACTTACGCCCTAGCGCATCTAGCTCGGGGTCTTTATCTTTGAACCAAGGACGAACTTCTGCAAGAATTGGACATTTATTTTCGTAGCCGGGGAACATTTCAATGCAAGGAACTTGTACAATAACCGGCTTACTATTACTGTCTCCTTTAATGCCTGCGAAAGGCAACTTAATCATACGTTTTTCTATCCAGAAATAGTTATTAGATGGATCGGAGTCGGGAAGGAATCTAATACGTGCTGTAGAGCCCTCGTCAATGCTCCAGTGTGGAAAAATTTCTCCCGTACCGAAATTATTGTTACCTGTTGATTTTTGATCTGATGCCTGAAGTTTTGCGCGGATTTGTGCTAGAGTTAATGCCATAATAATTTCTCCTTAAAGTAAATATAGCTGGTCTAAATTGTACTACATCCATAATGATTATGCTACACCATAACGTTGTTACTCTTTGTTATAGCAACTACACTATGTAATTACTATAACAAATGTATTTATGTAAAATCAACAGCATTGATAGTTTATTTTCTCTATTTTAACCATCTTTTTTAACCAAAATTCTGTCGTAGATAAAAGCGCATATTATGCGCTTTTTACCTTGTGTCATCTTCCAACTTACCTCTAAGACAACGGAACCTAACTATTGACTCGGGATACTATTTGAAACCTGTAACAACTTCATCGTATCTGTCAGCTAATTCTTCTGTTCGCGTCGTAATCTCCAACAAATGTTTCGTCTACACCGTGAATATCGTTATACATATCAACTAACTTCTCATATTGTTCTTGTTCTAAATCTCCATACTTAGTCCATTGTTTTAGTATTTTAGGGGTCGCATCTCCATCCTTTACCATATCACTCATCATGTTAAATGGTAATGTACCAGACTCAAAGTCATTCCACTCGCGAATCTTACCCTATGGATCTTTATAACCACCCAAGTAAATAATTACACGTAATCCAGATTTAAAGCTATCTATAGCCCATACCCCTTCTACACTTGGATCTGGATGTATTCTACACTGTTACGGGAATCCCAATCTGTTAACCCATCCTTTGTTGACCTCGGAAGATTCTGGTGACATAAACTGAATAATTCCTTGTTTTGTATCAGGATAGATTTTATTTTTTTCGTAAGCTTCTTCTAGATCTTCACTTCTGTCTAAGGTTCACCTAAAACTCCGTCACACGCCAGTTCATAGTAGTCAATAAATGTATTAATAAACTCGTCTGCAGAATCATTACCACTTTGTCCATTATTGACATAAAAATTTACTTGTAGTCCTATATCAGTATCGTATATCTCAGTTTTAATTATAAGATCAATTTTTTTATTTATGAAAACTGCTTTATTTCTTTTCTTATTTGTCTTAATCTTAAATCCGTGTGATGTAGCAAAATCAATAACTGGCTGCAATTGATGAATACCTAAATCAAGAGATAGCTGCTCAAAATCTTCATCTAATTCTTCACTCCCGTCTGAGGTTTCATTAACACTAGCGGTTGATCCGTGTTCTGCTTCTGACTTAACGAAGAAATCTTTTAATACCTTAACTGCTTTAGCAAAAGATGGAGACATCGCGTAATCCCACGCTTCAGTGTCTAAATTAGACACGGCACGTTTTACTTTAGAATCAGATGTATGTTCATTTACAAACTTATCTAACTTTTCCCATAACTCTGCATAATATGGTGTGAATCCCATGTCTTGCTCTTCGTCTGCTCCATATCCGCCGTTCGGATATCCTTCGTCATCTTCGTCGCCATCATAATCATCATTGCTATTAATTTGCTCACGAGCATTGCCATAGCCGTTATTATAATAATCGTATTCCAACCTTCCTAATGCGCGTATTGCTTCTCCAAATTCGATAGTAGCTTCTCCGCTATCAGGAACATATCTTTGCCATAATGCATCAAAGTCTTTATTTTCTACCCATTCATTTACCGGGCGGGTTGACTCTTCGACTGCTTCTTGTTTTTCGTAATAGCAGCCAATACCTCCCCAATTTGTACCATTAGTCTCTTTAAAGTATATATTGTAAGCCGGATATACGTCTGCTTTAGCTATTGTCGTTAATTTATCTGTCCACGGCGTTTTCAATGCTTTGCTTAATTTCAATTTAAAATCTGATATAATCTGAGCCGAAACCTTATAATCAATTCTGCCACCTATCTTTAGAAAATCTTTAAAATGACGTGTTATTCCATAAGTACCACCACGAACTACAACATCTTCTTCATATTGTATCATACCACTACGTGTTGCACTAAACTTAGTAGTGTCTGGTCCTGCCGGTACAGAATCAGTATCTGTTGTGTTATTGCTATACTTAGCAGCAACTTCTTTCATTATTTTAATAATAATATTATGACATGCTCCGGCAGACATATTTACTGTTGGATTGTCTGAACTAGACTCTTCTGCTATATTATTAACTTCTAGTTCTCTTAATCTATTAACACGAGCACCAGCAGCATCAAACGTTTTACCACGTTTTGCTATAGCTATAGCTGAAGCATTATTAGTTCGTAATTGACTTGCAGTCGTTTGATTAGGTACATTTGCGCTATCTGCAGCAAAGTTAGCATTATTTTGTCTTCCTTGAATAGTGCGTTTAACTAACTCGTCAGATACTTCTGCTAACTCAGATTCTACACACATCTTTAAATACTTTGCATATAACGAGTTTGGTGTTACTGATTCTTTGACTTCTTTTTTGCCGATTTTTTCAGTACTTTTTGCTTTTCTATCAGAAACTTCTTTGTTATGTTGATCTACAACTGATGTACGTGTTCTATTCTTTGGTCTCGGTGAGCTCACATCTCCTTCGTCTAATGCCTCTTTATCTTTCTTTAATTTTTTTGTACCTTTTTCTTCGCTCTTCTTGTCGGCTTTATCTAATCCTTTTTGTAACCATGGAGGGAGCTTTTTATCCGCGTCTTTCTGTGTCTTTTTATCCTTGCCTGCCTCTTTATCTGCAATAGCTACGTCGGGATCTTCGTCATCTTCATCATATGACTCGTTAATTTTATTCTCCGGTGCTAAACTACAGTCATCTTCGTGATCTCCGCCAGCTCCATTCCCTCCACACTCTGGGCATTCTTTTTTCTTTCTAGCATTAAATTGTGCCCTAGATTCTCCTGAATTAGGCCCACTAGATGCATCTACATTAGGATTGCGTATTGGATTATTTTTTGGGCCTTCGTCTTCTCTATTAGTTGACTCTTTGACCGGTTTTTGGTCATCTTTCTTACCTGTCGTTTTTTCTGGTTTTTTGCGTTGGTCAAATCTAGGTTCGTCTTCCTTAATTTCTTTTGTGTCTTTTTCACAGCATCCTTCAGCTACAATATCAGCATACTTACGAAAGAAATTAGCTTCAGACTCTTTTACGTTAGATGCTTTTTTAACATCGACTTTTATTTCTTTTGGTAATTCTGGTAATTGATCGTCGGCTGCTTTATCTTTATTATGGAAGAAACCTTTTTTTGGTTTATCTTCTTTACCTTCAAATAAAGTGTTTGCTTTTTTAAAGAAATCGTGTGCATTGTTCATAGTGTTAAAACTCCTAATATTAGTTATTTATGCTTTCTCTAGAAATTATCATTTAGAATGCATAGTTGAGGAATACCATCTAACCCAAACTCGTACTCGGTAATATCCCATCCTTGATTCTTAAATTTTAAAACAAAAATAGTATTCATATAGTTAAAACCAGTCTCGTCATCATATACAAACTTAAAAATATCTTCTGACTCATACTTATCTGCTGGAAAACGTAAATCTCTAGTACCGTTATCATATTCAAATACTAGTCTACTTCCTTCAATACGTATAAATCTGGCTTCTTTTATTACTTTACTTATAACCATCGCCTTGGCATGATAATCAAAAGACATCGTTATAGGAAAATAGTAATTATTAGTAATCAAATGATAATCCAACACTGAATCGGCAGACGCTGTTTCTACAAAAGACAATACATATTCTTTATTTTGTGTAATATCTTCTGCAAGAGTGGGGCTTTTTCCTCGTACAGTTTGGCGTAATAACCTCTTACTCTCAACCACAATGTCAACATACCCAAACTCGGTAAACCTCATTTATTTTAACCCAGCTAAACGTCTCATAGTATGTATTGCATCTTCTTGAACAGGCTCTGGTTCTTGTGATGGCGGAGGTGCTTGATCAGTACTGACCTCTTCTTCGGCATCTTCAACGTCATCGTTTGCTAAACTATCATCTTCAGGAGCAGGTGCTAACTCGTCATTATTATCAGCTATATTATCATCTTCGGGCGTATCAGCATTAGCATTAACCTGCGTATATATGCTAGGTAGATGAGTTTCTAACCAACCCAATACTATTGGACGTACATCTACATCCGGACTACTATCTGCAGCATCGTGAATACGATCAAATAACTCATCATCTCCAATAATACTATATAACTGTCCAGTGGCATCCATTCCGTCAATACCAGCAAGTAAGGGATCAGACATTAATTCTTGTAACTTTTTAATAGAATCGTCATCTTCAGGTAATGCCCATGTTCCTTCGAGCACTGCCTCCAACGATTCTTCAAAATTCTTCATATCTGCGTCTAACTTTGGCGACAATTGTTCTTTTTTCATATTTGTATATTTTCTATAAACTAGAGGTAATGCATCTTCAATTCCTTCAGGAAACGATTTTTGCATAAATTTTTGCTTTAATTCTTCTAAATTAATATCATCCTGTAATGTTTCAACTGGTTTCCAACTTTCTTTATATACATCATATCCACGTTTTCCACCTAATTTATGTACGAGATTATGTAAATTCTTATATTGATCTATTGCCGTTTTTACCATGCCAACTGCTTCTAAATCTTCAAATGTTTTTCTTTTAGTTTTTTGTACAAACTTACGTATATTTGTCATTTCTGTTACGAGGTCAAATATGTGCTTACCAAAATCGTCATGTAATTGTCCACCATTAGATACATGTCTGGCTATAGCACACGACCCGCCTATATGCTTAAACGGCATCTTAAATCGTTGCCCTTCTACATCTTCTATATGAATAGATTCAATTTGACGACTGCGGGCACCATGTTTAGTTTCATCTACATGCCCAGAGTGTCTAATTATTAGTTTTGTCCCAGAAGCAACTTCCTTAAAACTCGTTTTAGTAGTCCCGTATAACTTACTTTCAGTAACACTATCTACAACAGACTTATTATCAGTGTCTTCTGGTTTATTAATAGATATCATTTGCTTTAAATCTTTGATATTTAGATTACTACGACTAATATCTCGTGCATCAAACCCTATCATATTACGTTGTGCAAACTTACGCAGATCTTGTAAGAATTCATACCAGTTATCTTTTTGCGTACTATCTAAATTTGCACTTAGATTTGTACCATAATAAACTTTTATACTATACTCGTCGATAAGACTAAGTGTTACATTTCCAAATTTATTACCATTGGAATCAACATAGTCAAAATTAAAAAACCTTGCTTTAGAAGGGTCTACCGTAGCTTTCGCGTCGGCATCGCCAACACTAACATCTTCAAACCTGTTACGTATCTTTTCAAATAATGCAGTAGCAATTGTACTTATATTTAATGCCATAATTTTTATCCTTTTGGAGCAGAAAACCGTATGATTTTTAGTCAAGTGGTAGTTCACATTCTGTATTAAGTTATTTATGCTCTTTTATGACATAATAAACGGAAGAGGCATAGAAAGTGGCTCAGACATATCTCTCATCTTATTATCTAGTTCAGCATCGTAACTTTGTAACGTTGTCATCATCCGTATTACTAATAAAGTGGCAGATACTAGATCATCTGTATCTCCAGATCTTGCATTATATGACTGTCCACTAGCAACAAACGTCTTTAACTCGCTTATTAGATTCTTACTATTGAGGACTAACCTTTTGCTTTCTACTAATTGTTTGAACTTTGCACAAGCTGTCAACTTAGACGAATTAGTCGTCGTAAATCCTTTTCTATAACGCCTCGAATTACCTAATTTAGCTGGTTCAGACATAAAGTATCCATGTATGTTTTCTTCACCTATCTCACTAATCGAAACTAAAGTAGCTTCGCCAATACCATTATTCTCAACACTATAGTAAATGGTATGTTCTGATTTAGTAATACTATAAATATATTCTATTATATCTCGTAGTAATTTAATTTGCTGTTGGATAGGTGTTTTGTTATGTTGCCATTCCCCTACTTGTTCAAAGGTCGGTAATTCAAATATCTGTATAGCTGCAAAATCTCCTCCAGTACCTAAACTAGGGTCTAATGCAACGATATACGTATTTCCTATTTTTGGTTTCTTATACCATCTAACTTGTCCTTGCTTCTCAATAGGATCAATACCTTGTAATTGAGTTAACTTGACAGCATTAATAAGTGTTTCCTCAAATATGATCGGCTCGCATTGGTGCTCCCTCAAAAATCTATCAATCCCCAGTTTTGATCTTTGATCGTCTGCCCATTTCTCGTCTCTATCGGGATGCTCGCTCCATATGGCTTTGAAAGCTTTAAACCCATTTCTCCCCACTAGTGTTTCATTACCAAATTCATCAGTAGTTTTATTCGCGTCAACCCATATTTCCCAAAATTGATCATCGTCACTATTTGGCGTTGATGTAATAATAGCTTTACCTCCAGTAGACAACGTTGGCGTAATTGACGTCCAAAAGGATTTTGCAATTGAGTTACGCACTGCTGCTAGTTCGTCTAAATAAAGTAAAGATATAGATAAACCACGCCCGGTATTTTCAGTTGTTGCACTAGACATTATTCTTGATCCGTTATCAAAGTCTATATTCCCCTTATTATAACTAACAGCTCCAGCTCTAATAAAATCAGGGACTGATTCATAAGCATATCTAATACGTGTCATAATTTCTTGAGACCCAGCATAAATGTGTGCGGCTATTAAAATAGTTGAGTCTGGCACAAACATAGCGTACCAAAGCAGATACCCTGCTGATGTGGTAGAATTATGACTTAATATACCATTTGAGTAAAATCTATGTGTCGTTGAATTAACTCCAACGTCATACATATTCTCGCTGATATTTGTATTACTAACATCCTTTACTTTTAATAGCCCATTTTCGGTTATTATTTCTTGTCCAGTAGTGAGCTCTTTAACAAATATTTCATTACTGTTGCTATCAAATACTATGTGATTATCTGCACATTCTAATATCTTTCCGTTAGCTAACTCTAATTTCCAAATCTCATACTCAACTGTTTGCTTTACATCTATCAGATCTTGCCAGCCAGAATCAGTTTTGATCTCCCATTCAGCAGTGTTGTATACGTTTGTAAATTTTCGCTCTATTGATTCAGAAAGTCTATGCACTTATCTATTACCTCTCGTTAATTTTCATTTCTGTTTTGTCGCAAGGAAACCTGATGTTCTTTAGACGTCAGGGGAATTGCGACTTACCTCTATTAATAAGTATTTATGCCAATACAGAAAGAAGCGCAAATTAAGCCTAAATGCATATATTTTCTATGGCTGGCATAAATAACTATATGCAACAATTAAAAGCACATAAATTTCGTATCTATCCAACTACAGAAGAAGCTAACCAA